GCATATCAACTGAACGAACCGCTTTTTTTACTGACGTTTCTTGAGGATTATATAATTTTTCCGCTCTTACTTTAACGTCATATCGTATATCATCTAAAGCATCTTTAAATGTATATTCTTTTGATACGATTGCCATGACAAATGCTCCTATGGCATTGCCAAGCAGGTTAAAGCCTTCTACCACGTAAAATAAAGAATTGCCAAGTGATTTTATTAATGTTGAAATTATATTTAACGATGGCAAAATATCTTTAAGCAATTTAACGAAAGGAGACATGGCATATTTTATTTCAGAAAACATCTTCTTTACGTTTTCATCTTCTAAAGAACGCAGGAATGATTTTATTCCAATATACGCCGTGCTTACAGCTAATGCAAATGGTCCGAAAGCAGAAACTAATTTTGAAAGCCAACCGGAAAGAGTTTTCAGTATTCCACCAGCAAATACAGATTTTAATGCAGTTGTAATAGGCGTAATAACTTTTGCGAGTTTCCCTATAATTGCGGAAAATAATATTGCTGGTTTATTTATGAACGAAACTATTGATGACCCTATTTTCCTTAACATTTCACCTGAATTCTTAAGCATGTTAAGAATATTTATTCCTGCTATACCAGCAGATAAACTACTCATCCCTCCTTTATTTGATGCTTGTCTTGCAGTATAAAACATTACAGATGAATGAACAGGCATAGACCTCTCTGATACCCTTAACAGTCTGGTGAAAGCGCCCCCTGCTTTTACTGCGCCTAACGTACCTATCCCAAGCAGAGCAACGCTTAATGCTTTCCCAAGCAAAGGCATTTTTTGAATAAGACTTGTTACAACCTCAAGCAGTCTTGTCAATCCTTCTATCATAGGTGTAACAAAAGTTGAAAGGTGTTTTCCAAACTCAACCATGAACTCTGCCCATGCAGTACGAAGCCCCCTCAATCTGTTTATGAGAAGTCCCGATGTTTCTCTTGCGTAATTCATTGCAACACTCATGCGTTCCTGTGCAAGTCTTAATATTGCAAGAGATTTGCCAAGCAGCGTAGCATTTCCTGCTTGATCCGCATAACCCATTGACAATGCGCGCTCTTTAATAATGGCATTTGAAATACCGACGCCCATCCGTCGCAATGATTCTGTTCGTCCGTAAATGGCAGTCTGCAGCGCACGAACACCTTCAGTAAGAGGTCGTCCCCAGAACGTCGATAAATCTACTGCTACCTTTGAAAATTCTTTCGCATAATCCTTTGCAACGTTTTGCGATTGACCAAGTCCTGTAAGCATTATCTGAAACTGACCAACCATTTCAATCAGTTCTGTTCTTGTGTACCTTGCCTTTGATGCCATATCGCTCATGTCTTTAATAATTGAATCTGCTGATCCATTAAACACGAGCTGCGCATTTGACACTGCTTTTTCATATTTAGCGAAAGCATCAGTCATTTGAGACGCCATTTTCCGTACACCCAACGCAACAGTACTGTACGCAATTGCGCCAAGGAACATGTCCTTGTCCATTTCCTTTATTTTGTTTGATGCATTTTTTGTTGCTTCACTGAACCCCTTAACAGATTCTGTAGCTGTATTTACAGAAACACCCATTGTTTTAAATGTTGCTTCTGTTTGTTTAACAGCGTCAGATGCCTGTTTAAGTCCGCTTTTAAGTTTCTGCGGGTCAGCAGTAAGCTCAACACCTATCTTGCCTATATTATGTGTTTCACCACTCATTTTATGAAGTTCCCTGCACCAGCAGTTTTAGCTCGAAGCATAATTATGCGTTGCATATATTCTTCTTTTGTCTGCTGATTCTTTTGTCTGTGTTCAACAGGTTCTTCGTGGCTTAACCATGCAAGATTGACTATTTCTTTTGAGGCGACAGCATTGTATTCAGCGTCTGCAAATGCCATTTTAGCAATCAATATATTCTGATATGCTTTTCTGGTTAATTGCTTAACAGATAACATATACCATTGAAACAATTCCCGGACATCCATGTTCCTGAAATCAGATATATGGAATAGTCCGGGAAATGCCATGGCGATATTAGCTGCTATCAGCCTCCAATCTCGTTTTTTGAGTTCTTGTCCTCTTTAGTGAGAGGAGTAAAAAACTCCTCAATAAGCCACATAGCAAGCATTTGCACTTCAATAGGATTGAGAGGTTTGATTGCATCAAACTCTTCTTTGCCTATCAGTGCTTTAACAAGAGCATTTGCAGTCTGTTCAGTAACAGTTTTTTCAGCAATGTCACGGATAGCATTGTACATATCGAAGGAGAACGTAGGAATCTCATATTCGTTCCCCTTCAATGTAATCTTAAATGCGCCAAACAGATTCTCGTATTCCTTCGGATTGTACTTCAGCATAAACGAAAGCTCCTATTATTGTTTTAGCCATACGCATCATTTTTAATCGTGCCGGGCACAGCCGCCACATGCAACTGCACCCGACACTTTATGAAGGGGGCTAAGTTAGTCATGTGCCGACAGGCGGATTATATTCTTTATCTCCAAGAACGAGCAGTGTAAAGTCAAAATTAACAGGATCATACGGCAGCACCTTAAAATCAACTGTCCAGATACGCTGTGTATTAAGACTGAACTCAACGTTAAAGTTAGGAGTAGGCACGACTTTTGGCGCAAAAATAGCAAGGTTGTCGTCATCAGATACTTCTCCTTCGATAATAGGACGAAGAAGAAGAGATGGAGGATTGTTTGTGACGTCAGCGCCAATAGGCACCTGAACTGACTTTGTGACCTCATCATAGATAGGGAACAGCTTCAGTACTTCATCCATCTCCATTTCAGTGAAGTTACAAGAAATGGTTGCTTCACCACCAGTGAAGTAAGATGCGCGTGCGAAGCTCCCTGTCTGGTCTGCTTTTGAGTCAAGTGTCTCAAACGTAAACGTAAGAGTAGTTCCTCCTTCCGTAGGAGGCATAACCGTCTCTGCATCAGGCTGTCCTTCACGGTGTTCAATCAAGATAGCCTGCATCGGTCCGACATTTAGCGGGATTTTATTAGCCATAGATTAAGTTCCTTCTTCTATACTGTCAATTCTCTGACAGTAGAATTTTAGATTCGCATTAAAAACGAATCTGTTTTTAGCGTCAATTGCGATGTACCTTGGACCTATCACAGAGATGTTCCCGCAATGGTAGATGCAACCATCCCCGTAAATTTCCGCGCCATGTATATTCCTGATAGAGGAACAAACGTCCATGGCGTAAGTATATGTGCTTCTATACGAATCTCCGACGAATCGTAAAGAAAATCCGAAAGTAGCATGAGTCTGTTCTTTACTCCATTCATCATAATTAACATATGACTGTAATAATCCTACAAGCACGCCGTTATTTATTTTAGCGGTTTTATCAGGTATATACCCGACAAAAAAGTTTGCCCCACGATTAAGGGAATCGCATTTATCCATTATATATGAAGCAAATTCTTCAATCATTCGGGATATCTTTCAATGCGTCTCTTAATTCACGGGTGCCTACTTCAACCCACTTGTCAACAAGTTCTTTGTTACTTATTTTTGATTCAAGAAAATACGGACCAGAACCCGGTCTTGTCCAGTTGATAGGCTGAGGAAGATCCTTCAACCCTTCATGCACTTTTAATGCATAATCTACATCTGTCCCTGAATCATCACCTACAAACTTGCCGCCATACGACAATTCAACTTTCGTTTTATTTATCTTCGTTATTTCTTTTGATTTACGTAATGCGCCTGTTAATACAGGAATAACAGGTTCAACATTATCGACATCATAATGAATCTGTTCTGCTATTTCAACTAAAGCATCAGGAATGCGTTTCATCATTTCATCAGTAAGATCACGCAGCTTTACACTGACATTAAATGTTTTCCTCATCTCAGGGAATATGTCTATTCCTTCAAACATTACTTAAGAAGAACCTCATAATATTCATCGTCAGAAGAATCAAAACTGATCCTATGTATAGCCTGTACCGGTATCAGTTTGTTTCCAAGTGAATCACTTATAAAATCTGAATTTATGTTTATCTGTTCTTTTGTAAACAGTTTTGTATGGCATATTACTTCAACACCATCCATTCCGATAACTCTTGTCTCGTGATTCTCTATTCTGCACGGAAGGTCCAGTTCAGTATATTCCGGTTCGTAATATTCATCTTCTCCAATGTATTTATGAAGTGTTACTACCGCATTATAATACATCGATATCATTGCATTGGTCTTTCTTTTTGTGCAAGAGAAACATGCGCTGTATCTTTTCTGTACTGTCCAAGCATGCTTTCAACTACAGGATCAATGGGCACCTTGGCATCGCCTGTATATCGTTCCTTTACTATACCTGCGAATAATACACCCTGTGCCTGTAACGACGTCCTTGATTGCATGCCTGATCCGCCGTTATAGATAAAGTTTGCCTGAGTATATATGCATAAATCTCTGGTATATGGATTTACTTTATCCATATCATACACGGAATACAGAACTGTTGTCGCTGTATTAACAAGCCTTGTTATAAGGATTGTGTTTCCTACATCAATTGCGGAAGTAGGATAATGCCCTGCAATATAATCTTTAAACCCTTGTACATCAGCCATTGCATCTAATTCTTATTGGGCACGGTCGGCTATTGCCCCGACCGTGCCCTGTTTGAATGTGATTATACTGTGAGAAACGAATCAGGAAGTACTGCAGCGGGTAATGAGTTTCTCATTAACGATTGCCCCGCCAATGCGGCACCGTCCTGTAGCATAATCCGCATACGCAAGAACATCAGTTCCGAACTCAACTTCAAGGTCTTTACGAACGCCAACACGTCCTGCAACCTGATACGGAGCAACGAAGTACTTAGTCGCATCAGTAAGGTGAGATGTAAGCACAACTTGAATATCGAAATCGGTTCCCTTGAACCCGTAAGTATCAGGGGAAAGTGCACGTTCGATACGTTTGCGAAGTCTATGCGGTGCAACAATCACGAATGTAGACGCTACATTAATACCGCCCCAGTTATTCGCATTATCGATAATCTTGAAGATGGCTTCATCAATCGTATTTGCGTCACGGGATGCGACATAGTTGTAGTCATTCGCAGACAGCCCACCGGGCGTAGGACTTTGCCAACTCGTATCGTTGCCTGCTCCTACAGATTCGAGCATGCCGTACAGTGCCTGTGCAATGCACAGATTGTATGCATTGGAGATTTCACGGAAATTATCATCCATGTCCCACCATCGACCGTCCTGCAGAAGAGTGCGATCCCAGCTGATTCCACCGCCGTACATGACAAAAGGCACACGCATTGACGTGCCCTGAGCCTGTTTGAGTTTAATCCGTTCACCGGGCTTCAGTTCCTCAAAATAGACACCAGAGCCAGCGCACGCGATATCGAACCCGGATTCACCACCTGCCCCGTCGCCGCTACGGAAATCAAGAATTTTGAATACCTTAGACCAGCCGATATCAGGTGGCACCGTTTTACGCAACTGTTCAAGCCACGGATACGCTTCAGCAGGGAAATCACCACGCACTGTGAAGTGATCAATCTTTGATTTACTCCATTCACCTGTGAGGTCTGTCTGCAGCCTGTAGAAATGATGCAATGCATCAACAATCTGCTTAGTTCCTTCCGGAGTATTCCAGTCTGCCTTACTCCAATCAAGTATTTTATCAATCATGTCACGGCTCCTTCATCAGCGATAATAACGGGAGAGCCTAACAGGTCGCAAAGAACCCATTTAACATCTTCCCCTGTATCAATTTTCTCAAGAGAAATCGCTGTGTAAATTGTACCAACGTCATCAACATCATTCCCGTTTTCTGTCATGATCCATTTGCCGGCTGAGTATTCAGCGCCCAAAAGAGTACCTACTTCTACGTCTCCTTTGAACGGCAGCATTATTTTGTCTGCTCGATAGATCACAACCAATTCATCGCCGTCTTCTGCGTCATTCACGGCTATACCGCAACACGCCTCCCATGACACAAGTTCTCCAGCTTTAACAGAAGCTGGAGCATACTTTCCTTCGTCCCAGATAAATTTCATGGAGCTGAATCTGTCAGTGCGAAGTTTGACGATATTCGTATCAACTTCAAAGTTCTCTAACATAATTAGTCTGTCTCCTGTTTAGGGGGTCTACCCCGTTTGGATTTTTCTGCCTTCTCAACAGACACCGTGTCTGTTGTAATGCCTTGGGTTTCAGGAGCACACCCAAGTAAAATTGATACGCCGTGTTCTCCTTCTACACGGTGTGTGTTAATCTTGGGCAGATTAACTTCTCGTTCAAGGTCATCAAATTCGTCTACCATGCCGAATATTCTCCTTCAACTGTTATAAGTCTAGCATAATCAACCACTTATGTCAAGTCAATAGCAGGTATCAAACCATTCGCCACGCAGTTTAATGATATTCGTGTCAAAGAATATATCTTTTTTATCCATTTGATATTCTCCTTAGTTCATTCGGAATCAACGGATTGACATCATTGTCGTCATTTAATTTTGCAGGCTTTGCTATTTTACTTTCTTTACGGACATCCTTCACAGGATTAGTTTCAGTTGCGCCTAACAGTTCCTTGATTGTGTTAAGATCTTTAACGACATCCTGAACCTGCGCCCTTACAAACTCATCCACTTTAGACGGATCATCTATTTTATCCAATTGTCCGAGAATCCGGTCTTTTGCACGCTGCTCTATAAACTCACGCATCTTTGCGTTTTCAATAGATTTAAGTTCAGTCTGAAGAGTATTAATAGAAGACACCTCAACAATTTTGCTTCTGTAATTTTTCACCTGCTCAAGCAGACCATCAAGCTCATTGTTTTTTTCCTCCTCAACCCTGCGAAGTTTTTCCTCAAGACGTCTTGCATGTTCATGCTTTGTCTGCAACTGTCTCTTCACTTCAGAGTCAACTGACGGAATACTAAGTATTTCTTCAACAGACAGTATGTCAGTTACACTTACATTGTTGTCGTTCATCCATTTCCTGATTTCATCAAGATTCATTTTGTCGTCCCTTCGGCTTTCATCGCCTTTTGTGGTGGATTCAACACCAGTTGAGGTAAAGTATTCAAACGCAGCTACGAGTTTAGCATGAGGAAAACCCGGACTGTCAATATTACTGTTACTTAACGCAATAGCATTAACACTGGATACATTATACACCTCGTCACCTTTAATTTCAATTTCAGCTTCCATGCTTGCAATGTCAAGATCCATTTCTTTCCATTCGGGATAAATAAGGATGGCTGCCACTGTATACGACATGTTTTTGTCATTGATGAACCTGCGTCCAACCACCTCGCCTATCTGGTTGCGGGCTTGTCCTTTACTATGCTGGAAGTATGCAGGGATGCCTATGCCTATAGCATCTGCAACACGCTTTACTGTTTGTTTCATATACAGAAGAATACGTTTGCCCATAGTGCTCATCCCTTCAGCAACACCTTCGTGTGCTATCACGAATGTTCTGATATCAGGGGTCCCGTATTTTTCTTTTAATTTATTCATCCTCGACTCACCGACTATATCAAGTATGTCATTTTTACTGAAGCTGTCGGTTGTATAAAACATTTCGATAGTGCTTTTAATAATGTTTTCCATAAGCGGTACACCTTATTTTAGTGTGTCTTTGTCCCCCTTCTTCTTGCCTATATTCTTTACTGCACCTGAATTTTCTTCTGCACTTAACATGCTTGTCTTCCGTTCAACCTGCACTTGTTCACGGTCGCCTATTTCAAGTATCTCGCGGTCAACATCTGTCACCTCATTAATTTTACTCAACAGGGTACGTAAACTCAATGCACCAGCCAAATACAGATTAAGCAATCTGTCTGTCTGTTCAGTACGCTGCTCCAGAATAACGCTCGGACTCGGTATCGTGATCTGTATATTTTCAGCGTTCAGTTTTGTGCCAAGCGATTCGTTATGCTTGCTGAATATAGTATTAAACAGATTCTCAAACAATGTCTCAAAGCGTTTTCTGTCGATAGCCACATTAATGTCAAGTGCTTCCATCATAGCATAAGCAGTAGCACGGTTCACCATATCACTGCTTAACCCCAGAAAATAAATAGGAACGCCTGTAGCACCGCTTATACGCTGGATAGCAGAGTTTATTTCATTCAGCAAAACCTCTGTGCCGCCCGTATCAACACCTACAACACTGTATTCAGCAGTGCTTACAACCATTGTGCCGATAGACCATTTCTGTTCCATCAACTGACTGCTCAGTGATTTGGCTTCATTAGCCGTTTCAGTTTTGAATACAGGAGTCGGATGCGCAAACAAATGGTTCACCTCACGCAAGTCACGTTTAGCCGCACTTACAGTTTCAATGTCTTCCAATGCGCCTGCCACCCTTGATACACCCTCATTAGGATCATAATACCTTGTTGCGCCAAACATAGCAAATACAAAATCATCAGCATCAATGGTTGTCGTCTCTCCTGAGACATTTGTATAAGATACGGATTTAATTACTGAGTCATTCGATTCGTCCATGTTAATCCTGTACTTATACTTTGAATATGGCAAATGCCTTATTGTATAGACAGGCTCACCATCCTCTGCTTCGGAATTGGACCCGGACGGAATTGATGAATCAATGTACAGCAACAGCCGTCCCTCTATTTCAGCTTCAACTGCAAGGTTATACAGGAACCCCTTATCAAGATTATTCCATTTAATAACTTTTCTGGCTAGCTCTATTTCCTGAGTGCCGTCCACACCCTCAATTGCTCTAAGGCTTATGCCTCCACCTATCAAAAAACTGGATCTGCTGTCAACAACATTCTGTACAAGATAACTTCCGGCAGGGTCTTTCCCTGTGTATTTATTTGCTACATTACGGATTGTTGACTGTACACTTCCTCCTCCTGTATATGGAGCCCATCCGCTTGGACGTGATGCATCAATAAAAAAACGTGTGTTAATCTTTTCTTTGTCCATGACAGTTATATCCCTTACCGAAAAAAGGTTTTACGTGGTCTGAAATTCCATTTGGCAACACTTAAAAAACCACGCTTGTCAAAATCCCTGAATACTCTAAACGCAACTCCACGCATAGCGTCAATTGCGTGGTCCATGAATCTGACCGGTTCATCAAGTAATACTCCATCTTTACCCCTCTTCCATCTGTATTCCTGAAGTTCCTTGATAAGATTTGTGCTTCCGTCACGCACAAATATTCTGCCGGATTTCAGTATATCAATCCCCTGTATAATACTGTTCACGCCTTTTTCCTGACCTGTACACCAGAACCCGGAATTCGTTATTTCATTGATCCGGTCCGGATTCGCACTGTCCGCTATAATCTCGTATTTGTCGTCACGTACAAGAAACTTCAGTTTGGCTATCAGATCAGCATTAGTAACCATGGTCTCGTACATAAGTTCCTCAACGTAATAGTCCCGGTCGTCTATGATACCTACACGGACTAAAGCAGTTGGCGCATTAAATCCAAAGTCCAATCCAAAGTATATGTTATCAAATCTGCTCTGCTTGGGATAGTCCTTGTCACTTACTATACGCCAATTAGTAAATATCAGGTCATCTCCTGCTACAGCCCATTCACCTTTACGGTAAATAGCATGCAGCGTAGGATTATTCTCTGCCAACTGATCGAGTTTAGCTCTGTATTGCGGGTCAATAAACGGATTGTTGTCAATCGTACTGATGAATACCTTAGACTGCGGATCACGATATTCTACAAATCTGCGTCTTATGCTGCTGTTAGCCCCTCCTACAGGATTCAACGTAAAGATTATCTGATTATAATTCTTTGGCGCTCTCAATCTCAAACTCAACTGTTCAATGTCCTCAACAGTCAATTCACTTGCCTCTTCGCACCAAATAAATTCAATGTCCGTGATAGACTTAATCTTCTCAGGGTCGTCCATGCCGGCAAGTAACAACAGACTCCCGTTGTGAAATTGAATGAATCCGGTACTCTTGATCTGACGTGATTCCTTCGTGAGACCCATGTCATTTAATACAGCCACTATCTGATCAGAGCAGCTCTGTTTTCCTGTGCGTGCAACTTTACGGATCATAAGTCCTCGAACACCGGGTTCGGTAAGACATCTGTATATACATTTCTGCGCAGCAAAATAACTCTTTCCTGCGCCTGCGCCTCCTACAAGCACAAGAAACCGTGTCTCATCAAACATCAGCCGTCTGTAATCGGGAATCACCCAACTCGCATAATTACGAAGATCAAGATTATAATTAACTTTACTCATTTTTTTGTGTGATGCTCACGCTATTCCGTTCCCAAAACACGCCGTCACAATACCCTTGAATGCTTGGATCCGATTCTGCCGCTTTAAGCCGCTTTAGTGCCCAGCAGCAGTACTCCCGGTTCAGTTCAATGCCGCAGAATCTTCGGCCAAGTTTCTTAGCGACAACTGCCGTTGTACCACTCCCAAGAAATGGATCAAAGATGAAATCACCTGGCGCGGAACTTGCGAGAACTATCTTTGCGATCAGCTTCTCCGGCTTCTGCGTTGGATGGTTGGTATTCTCCGGCATCGACCAGAAGGGTATCGTTATGTCGGTCCACAAATTCGATGGATGTGTGAGTCTGTAATTCCCGTTCGGTGATTCGTCCCAGTCTTTTGGTTTACCGTCCGCGTGGCGATAAGGCGCAATGACCTTTCTCTTCAGTTTCACAGCTTCTAGATTGAATGTGTAATCATCATCCCGAGTGCAGAACCAAATATCTTCGGTGTTGTTCTTCCAATTCGCTTTCGCGCCGCGCCCTTTTTCCCGTTCCCAGGTGATTCTATTGCGAACATGCAGATGCCTTTCCAAAACAGGGAAAACTAAAGTCGATGTTCTCCAATCGCTGCAAACGTAAACGGACGACTGCGGCCGGAGCAGGGGCATCATTGCTGACAACATGTTCTCGAACCATAAGATGTAATTTTCCGCCTCTTGGGCGCGAAACATATGCCCATTGAAATCCTTGGTTAAGTTGTAAGGTGGGTCAAGGATTAAGAGGTCTACAAAGGAGTGCGGTAATAAAGGGCAAGCGCATTGAAAATCTTGATTGATTACTCGGTTCGTTATGTCTTCAACGGTAGCGGGATGTACCAACTGGAGCAGCTCAGAAGAGAACGCAAGTAACTCTTCATCAGTACACGTTAAAGTTCTATTCCGCGGAGCACGCGCTTTCATTTATTTCCCTCAGTCATTGTTTGGAGGACGCCAAAAATCGAGTAAATACTCGAAGGTTACGCCCATCGTTATATAGTTGCTCGGCCAGCCGAATATGCCTATTTGATTTACAATATTCGTTCTATCCCAA